ATGGTCATTTGTTGAGTTGTATTGAATGGGTGAAAGTGTATCCAGCAAGATTACCAAAGTTTTGTCTGAGTGCCTTATACTCAGATGTGGCAATGATGGTCTTGATGTGATTAGTATTGCAGTGTTGGTAAATATATTTCTTCATCAGATTAGTGCTTTGTGGGTATAAGGTTTGGATTATAAGAACTGAACAAAGTTACAGCATTGAGAATCTTTTTCTGTTCCTCTGTTGGTTGAAAATCTAAATCATCATCATAAGGTTGAAAAACATCATCTAACTGTTGACAGATCATCTTATGCAGGATCTGATAATTTTCTTGGGAAAGTGTAATTTCAATCATCAAACATTCTCCTCTTTGTGTTGATGAATCATCATCTCATTGATCTCATCATGGTTGATCTTTTCATCATCCCAGCGAACACCATCAGCAGTGGTGAACTTCTCAACATTGTGCATGTTTCTGATGAACTTTTGGTAAGGCGTTTCATCATCAGCAACATACTCTACACATGCAACAGCAGTGTTATACAGAAACTGGTTGTTTTGCATCCACAGAACAACATTCCAGGTTTCATAATTTGCCCAACCATTGTAGGTCTCTTGAGGCATTGCAGTGGTTTGATTTTTCATACATGTATGATAGCATGGATTCTGGCAAAAGTCAAGGGGTCGTGTGCCAGTTCCTCAACTGGCACATGGTATAACTTACTCGCCTTGGATGATGTTAGCAACTGCATGAAGTGTGGTTCCTGTGTTATACCTAACAGATGGACTGAAGATAAACAACACCAGGAAGATTAGACCTACAAGTTTCATCTTTGATTCAGAAGTTTTTGTGGAAGACATACCCATCATTGAAGGAAAAGTCATAGCGAAGATTACACTCCCAAGTCTTAGTCCAATCAACAACAATGGGGGTATCATCCAGATTCAGAGGATAGCAATCAGTGCAGAATTGCTCTGCAAACTGTTCCTCACTGTCATACTCTCCATAATAGGCATCAGTGAAATGTGCAATGCACTCAATACCAAACTCATCCACAAAAGCATCCACAGCATCATAAGAATAGTCCTCACCATTCTGGACATACTCTTCATAAAACTCCAGGAAGTTGTCATTGCCATTCTCTTCAATGAAGGCAATCATGTCCTCAAGAGCATAATTTTGCTCAACAAGTTCATCGAGTTTTGCTTGCACATCTTCAGGCATGGAGATAACAAGAACTTCAGGCATTTCAGTGGTTTGATTTTTCATACAAGTATGATAGCACAGAATCTTGGATTCCGCAAGGGGTCTTGTGCCACTTTCTGAACTGGCACAATTTCTCTTTACTTTGTCCTCACATGTGTGCTTTGCTGTTGATCGTATGCCTTGAACATGTTTGCATCACGTTGAATCAGGAAACTTTGATACATCACCATGGCAACAATGGCAAGGAAGATGTAACTGAGGGTTTTGTAGTTCATGCTACCACACTCTCCCAAGATTGATGCTGATTGAGTGTCCAACTGTCATCAAATTGCATCATCATTGCATCAATTTCTTTCTCTGAGTAGGGTTCTTCACTGGGGAAAAGTGTCCAACCAGTGTTATCATCAACATCAAAGATTTCTCCTTGCATGTCTTGAATCTCATCCCACATTGTTATAATTCCTCAGCAAATAGTTGACATCTTCAAGCACATCTTTTAGTGCCATCCTACTATAACCAGAGGCATAAGGATAACCCCTCTCAGGATCACCAACTGCCATTTCAGTTTCATAGATTGCCTGCTCACATGTACGAGCAATTCTATTCAGTTGTTCAATCACAGTTTCAGTCATCAACATGCACCTGCCATAGGGTTACCCAGTTGGGGAAGATTGCTGTTGTCCTTGACAACAACATAACCAAGAGATTCATACTCTTTCAGTTGAACTTTGTGCTCAACTTTCTTAATGAACTTCTTGGAGATTGTCTCAACTCCTTTCCACTCAAGCACCTTAAAGACAAATGCTTGAGATACATCACCATAGGGCAATTTCACAGGATAAAATGACACAACCATGGTGCCATCTTTGGATTGAAGAGTGGGGAACTCAGTTGTGGTTTGATTTTTCATACATGTATGATAGCACAGAAACCCTAGAAAGTCAATGGGGTGTGTGCCACTTCATCAACTGGCACATCACTACACTTTTCCGCATGATGTTCATGGTATACGTGATACAAACTGTTGTTCAGGTTGATTAACATTAACATCAGGGACCTTGATAACAAGAATTGCCTGATGAATACATCATCACTGATCTCCATAATCTGCCCAAAAAGCATCATTGTGGGAAGGACGAATGCAATCTACACCATGATCACGAATCACAGCAGCATTGTATGGCGAATCATCAACCCAGAATTGAATGTTCCAGAACTTGCAAATGTCCATGAGTTGTTGACCCTTACACTGTGAACCAGTTGCATCATCATCAGAGTTCTTCATGTAGAGAGCATCAAACTCTGGGAGATGTTGTTGCAACCAGTCTGCAGTTCCATCTGCATAAATGTCAGGACGTGCAGTGGCAATAACTAGATCAAAACCCTGTGATTTGGCATGTTTGGCAACATCAACAACAGCATCAATAGCAGGGAATTGATCACACTCATCAAAACCAGATTGTGAACCATGATGACACAAAGTGGCATCAAGGTCAAACACAACACAATTAGGATTTGAGATGTTGTAGATAACTTTGGAGAAGGATTTTGTTTTTTGCATACTAGTATAATAGCACAGATTCAAGAATTTGTCAAGTGTATTGTGCCACTAATACATGTGGCACATGGTATAATCAAACAGGGAGAATAGAGAAAGAACCACAAAACTTACGAACCCACAGCAAAGTATCATAATGACTGCGAGGATTGCTCATCACCATGCTAGTGTTGTTTCTGGGATTGTGAGCAACAGCAACATACTTGAAAGTGTCATCATAGTTACTAACTTCTTCAATCCACATTTGATTAACGTTACCATCTTGCCAATCCCACTTAGAAACAGTGTAATGGAAGATTTCAGATGCAATTTGATTTTTCATACATGTATGATAGCACACTTTTCAGGATTCCGCAAGGGGTCGTGTGCCACTTTGCGGAGTGTCACATAGTATAACTGAAATGCCACACATTTGTGGTATAAGCTAGTGACAAGACTTGAACTTGCGACCTGAGCTTTACAAAAACCCTGCTCTATCCAACTGAGCTACACTAGCAAAAAAGTTAGTCCTTGAGTGTATTTAGAAGGAACCAAATACCAAGACCAATAATAGCAAATACCAGCACATACTTCCATGCAGCAATTAGAATAAATGCAGCAAGTGCAAGTAACACAAACCCACCATCAATTCCTGATGATGAACCAGAATACTCTTCTTCGTCATCATCTGTTGTAGAGTTGTCTACAGTTGCCATGATACATTTGCCACCAGTTTGTGACTCTGCAAATGCAACTGCATCACTATGCGTGTATGCTTCTACAAACATAGTTTGTAGATAATTGGAAGGCGTCTTAATTGTGCATTTCCAACGCATCATTTGTTCACATACTCCTGAATGTATTGCTTGAGAGTATCAACATAGTCAGCAGGATTCTTGACAAAAACTTGTGTCTCACCTGAATGACAAGAAATGAGAGTCACAATTTGTTCTACTTTGTGACCAGACATTTCTTCATACATCATAGCATAACCTGTTTCCTGAACAAAATAGTTTTGGATTTGACTTTCATGCTTTGGTTTAGAAGAACTCTTGAAGTCAATAATAGACAGTTTGCCATTGTATTCTGCAATACAGTCTACACGACCTGCAATGCCAAGTTGTTCAGAATACAGTGCAGATTCCTGATAGTGAATGTTATCCACATCATCAAGAAGTGGTTGAAATTGATTGAACAATTTCAGTGCAACTTCATACTTTTCAGTATCATACTCTACCTCTTGATTGTTGACATAATCTTCCACAAGTTTGTGGAACTTAGTGCCATTAGTTGAGGCAAATTGACTAATTTTATTGGCAGTTTCTTCACCTACACGTTCACGCCATTCAGCAATAGATTGCCTGTTCTGATAGGATGTAACAGTGGTCACAGAAGGCAACAGTTTGCCATTAACCACATAACGACGAGAACCATCCACAGTTTCAGTGGGGATGTCTGCAAGTGCAGGAAGATTGAGGTGATTGAACTTAGTTTTGGTTTGCATTTTTGTGTTGTTTTTAATAATCAAAGGAACTCAGCAATGTAATAGTCAACAGTAATTTCCAATTCTGCTGCTTTTGCTTCAAGTTCCATTGCATACTCTTCTGCCATTTGTGCATCTGCGTGTTGACAAAAGAGATCAAGAGTGGAATCAGTCATAAACTTATCTTTCATACATGTATGATACCATAGATTCACTAAAAAGTCAAGCATGTGTGTGCCAGTTCATCAAGTGTCACATTGTATAACTTTGTTGGACAATTTTAGGTGTATCTTGTTGCATCTGTTTATCTGCATTGTTACTCACAATAAACGCAATACACAGGCAAATGATACAGAATAGTGTTGATTTCATTTGTAAAGATAACCTCCTGCCCAATCAGCACGTTTGTACATTTGTTCACAGGACTTTTCATCCATCAGATTATACCTTACACCTTTAGCAGGTGCTTTCCATGATGCAGATTTATACACATCTCCAGTGTTAAGATCTACAAAGGCATGAGCACTACGCTGACCATGAGAAACATGAATGATCTTGGCATACTTTTTACCCTTCACATAGGTGTATTCATCAACACCTTCACCCATGCAAAGTTTATCAATTTGTTCCTTGTGATAGTCAACATTCTCACCTTTAGTAATGTATTCTCTGTGGCGATCAATACAATAAGATTGAAAGTTGGTGCGCAGAACATCACAGAACTGCTCAATCTTGTCAAGAACTTGTTCAGTGGTCAAAGTTGTATTTTTCATCATGAATGTATGATAGCATAGAATCCAGCAAAAATCAAGGGGTCTTGTGCCAGTTTGTCAACTGTCACACTAAAACCTATTTGGTATCTCACAGTATGTTATTGAATTATAGTCAGAACCATCACTAAATGATGCACTAATTCCTTGTATTTCTTTTGCCTTGTATAACAAATACTCTAAATCTTCAATCAATTCATTCAATCCATCCTCTGTTTTACCACGCAGAGCATCATCTAGTCGCTCAAATGCTGCTGCTGTTTGTAGAGAATGTTGATGAATCATTTTACTACTTTATATTTTTCTTTCAGATGTTGTAACACTTGTTTGCGTGCTTTAATACACCCCTTGGATACACCTTTGGGGTTCTTTTTCTTGCCTGAATTGTGTATCCAGTTGGGAGTCATTGTTCTCAAATAATATAAAAAAAGGGGAGAAATAACTCCCCTATTTATCATCAGAACTCAATAGATTCCAGGGTAGGTTGAGCACTCACATCTTGAGCAGGTTGAGCACTTTCATCACCAGTGATAGCATCAAGAATGGCAAGGATTTCACTGCCAGTTTGACCACGACGCAGAGCACTAATCATCAGTTCAGTAGACATAACAAAAAAAGGTAAGGTTAACAAAATGTGTGACTTTAGGGCAAACACATTCCCATAAATCAAGCAGTAAGTTCTACTTCAACCTCTACATCTTCATCAGGAAGATTGTAAATGAGTTGATAATAGTCATCATAATCAACACCCAAATAGGATGCAAAATCTTCTAAATCATCATGCAATCTACAAGTGTCAATCATTGTCCTTCAACTGTTGATGTTATCATCATAGCACATAAAATCCTGTTTAGGGAGTATTGTGTGCCAGTTTATCAGGTGTCACATTCATTGTTTCTGCTTTAAGTGTAATGAATGGATCACCAACAAGTAGAATCACACAGAGAAAGATTCCCTTCCACATACTATTAAACATCATAAATCTTGTTCATGTTGATTTGTTCCCTATACCACGCTTTATCTGCTTCAGTGTTAAAGGAAAGATCTAACAAAAAATTATAGTAATTTGCCCACAACATACAACTATACTCAAACCATTCTTGCATTGGTTCTTTGTTAATGTGATGCAGTTGCATTTCAATTTTGTTCATACATGTATGATAGCACACAATCACAGGAAAATCAAGTGGTTGTGTGCCAGTTCATCAAGTGTCCTCTTCTTGTTGTTCAATGTCAAAGATTGCATTAAGAAAGT